AGGGAGTAAGAGTATATGCTCTTGATTCCGTATCTAAACACCTACCTATTAAAAAATCTTATAGAAAAAACAAAGTAATTAAAGGAGTTGAAATAAAGGGTATACAATTTGAAAAATGAATTTAGGGGTTGATAGTACTTACATAATCCATTTGGATAGACAAGTTATAAGAAAAAAACGTATTGATAATATGTTAAGGCGTTTGGATTTAGATGTTAATTTTATTAAAGGAATTGATAAAAACGACCATTTAGAAAATAGTTTTGACTTTTGCCATAAACATTTTAATAAATATTTTTGGGATCCCGCGGGTTTTTGCACTTTGGGTGTATTATGCTGTGCTTTATCACATAGAAAAGCCTGGAAGCAATTTTTAGATTCTGGAGATGAAGTAGGATTGTTTTTAGAGGATGATGTTCGAAATACCCACCATATTTTTAAATATGATTTTACTAAGGTTAGGAATGAATTAGATAATTTAAATTGGGGTGTATGTAGTTACGGTAGATATTACCCAGATATTTATGTTGAAACACCTATTACAGATAATTTATATAAAACACCTAATTTAAATACACTTTATAGTGAAGGTCAAATATCAGGACATGCTTATTTATTAAATAGGCGAAGTGCACAATGGTTTTATGATAATACTGTGAATATCACATATGCTTTAGATATTAGACTAGAAATTAGTCCATTTACAAATGTAACTTTAAATAAATCATTATTTTTGCAACGTCGCAAGGATTATTCTTTGGAAGAAATTAAAAAATACCCACATATTGATGAATTTTTACATGGAACATTAGATGAAGAGGTTAAAACTGAAATATTATGGGAATGGAAAGAAGCAAAACAGATACCTGGTAAATTGGTTCCTATTAAAGATTATTACCCACATTTAATTTCACATAAGGGGGAATTAATTAAAGGATACAAATTCGATATTTATAATAAAATATAATATGGCAACTTATACAGCAGAACAATTATCAGGAGCAGGAACACCAATAGAAGCATTAACAGGTGGTGTATCTTATGTATTTGCTTTATCAGCACCCACTGGTAATTCAGCTAGTGCTGCATATTTTACAGTAGAACAAGTAGGAAATTCCTTTACTAGCAGTGATGCTACAAATGCTATTGGAACATATTCTTCATTTAGTGGAGCTGAAAGTTTAATAACATCATCATACAAATCTTCAGTTGTAGTTGATGCTAGAAGTACTTCTCCAGGTACATACCAATTTACACCCGCAGAAAATATAGCTGTTAGTTCTTCATTTTTAAGAGCTACGGGTGATCTAAGTTTATCTATAACAGTTTAAAAGCTTCTCAAAGTAATGCACAGGAGGCTTGGCTACCCGAGATAAGGGTCGTATATTTACCATGTTGTAATAATGAAGTTGCAACACTAAATAATAATAAAGGTTATGGTAAATTTAAAAGAAGTATTAGAATTCATTCAGAATGCAGATCAATCAGAAATTAAAGCAATTAAAAATGCAGTTGCTATTAAAAGATCAGAATTAGCTTATGATGCTAAAGTATCATTTAGAGTAGGTGATATAGTAGGTATTGATCATAAGAAAATTGATCCTAAGCAAAATTTTAGAGTTATTAAAATTAATAGTAAGAATATTAAAGTTCAAGCTAGTGATGTTGCTGATGGTAGAGTAGGTGGTCAGTATACAGTTTCTCCAAGTTTATTAGTTAAAAAATAATTGAAAGTAATGCACGGGAAGCTTGGCTTCCCAAGCAGCCCTTCGTATATTTAGGTATAAATAAATAATTAATTAAATAAAGGTCATATGTTAAATTTAGAAAGTAGTAAGTTTTTAAGCAAGAAAGAGTTAAGTGAAATCGCTCCAAGTATTTTCACAATGAAACCATCAAATACTGTTTCGAATAAGTACACACATATTCCAACTGAAAGAGTAATTGATGATATGGAATTAATGGGTTGGAAGCCTGTTGATGCTAAAGAAGTTAAAGCAAGAACTGAAGATACAAGAGGTGTTCAAAAACATTTAGTTATTTTTAGAAATGATGATGTTGTTATTAATGGTGAAGATGGAGATACAGTTTTTCCTCAAATATTAATTACTAATTCTCATGATGGTAAGAATGCTTTCCAATTTACAGCGGGATTATTTAGAATGATTTGTGAAAATGGTTTAGTTATAGCTACAGATGAATTTGAAGATTTAAAAATGCGTCACATGGGTTATACATTTGAGGATTTGCAATTATTAATTAGAGGTATGGTTGAGAAATTACCTTTAACAGTAGAAGCAATGAATAAAATGAAAAATGTGGAATTAGAAGAGGAGCAAATGTTTAATCTTGCTAAATCATTTCTTAATATCAGAGTAGAAGGTACGAAAAATACCTTTGATAAGCAAGCAATTGAGGATGTTTTGGAATCTCAACGTAAAAAAGATGAAGGAAATATGCTTTGGGAAGTGTTTAATAGAGTTCAAGAGAATATTATTGAAGGTAATTTTGAATATAAAACACCATCAGGAAAATTACGTCAAGCTAGAGTTATTAAGAATTTTAAGCAGGATCAAATTGTAAATAAAAAAATGTTTAACGAAGCTTTAAAATTAGTAGCATAATGAAAAAGATAATTATAATTTTAACAGTAAGTTTCTTCTGGGCATGTAGCCCAGAGGAAATAACCTTAGATGTTTGTGTAGATGGTAGTTGTGATGCTCAATTTTATATTGATGAATTAGTACAACCAAATGCCTATCAAGATAATAATGGATATTGGCATATAGAATTTTACGGACCTAAATATTTTACAATTAGAGGTGAACTTGATGAAATGAATTATGAAGTTAATGGTGTTCCATTAGTTGAAACAATATATGACTCAGATTACTGGGTTGCCTTTGATAGTATACACTTTACAGTACCTACTTGGTCAGTACTAAGTTGGTTTACAGGTGGTGGTTTTAATAACCCAGTACCTGTGGGAAATATTGAGTATACATTAACAGATTTAGCTCAAGCTCAACCTCCATTAAATATTGCTGGATATCAGATACAAAAGAATTTTTGTTTTGAGTGCCCATATGCTGAAACATTATTAGGTACTAGATCTAAATATAATTATGCACCTCGTCAACAAATTTACTTGGATAATGAAATGGTAGGTGATACCTTACAGGTGTTTACTAAAACAATATTTAATACAGATGTTGGTCCTCGAGAAATTAGAGAACAATCATTTAAAATAATAGTAGAATAATGGAAAGATTAACACCACAAGAAGCAGAGGGATATATCCCATTAAAAGAAAATTATTCTGATACTAGTGTCAGAGCTGCTGAATTTTTTACAATCACTCCTGCAAAACAGGGAAATGGTTGGGAAAAAGTAACATATTTTACAGGAAGAAAACGTGGAATATATAATAAACAGGGTGAAGGTGATCAATGGGTTTATGTTTTAGAAAATGAAACTACACCAGGTTTATATAAAGTAGGATATACTAAATTAACACCAGATGAAAGAGCTAAACAAGTATCTAGTGCAACGGGTGTGCCACTTCCATACACAGTAGCATGGGCTTTCCGTTGTTTTAACGGTGAATTATTAGAAAGTGAAGTACACCACGCATTAAAAAAGTATCGCGTTAATAACCAACGAGAGTTTTTTCAACTTGATTTAAATGAAATAAAGAAAACAATAGAATTAATAGGTAAAAATTTTAAATAATGAAAAAAATAATAAAACTAACAGAACAAGAACAATTAGATAACCAAAAATCAGAATTAATTGATGATTTACTAGCAACGGCTACAGTAAAAGAGGAATTATGGAGATACCATCCAGATAATCCAAATAGAAAAGACGTTGTAAAAGAATATGATATTTTGACTCAAATAGAAAAAGATCTTGAATCAGAATTAGCTGAGTTAAGTTAAGTAAATATGTATAATCAAAACAATGATAGATAAAGATAGAATTTTTGAATTGTTTGGTGGGAAAAAAGGTGATGAACCTAAGGATATCGAAGAACTAATTACTGCCGATACAGATTTTTTAAAAAGCCCAATGGCTAAATTAGGTATGTTTACTAAAATGGTACATAACCATGAGGTATTTCATAAAAAATTAAAGAAATTCTTCCAGCAAGAAAAAGCATCTTTTAATGCTAAAGAAACTAAAGAAGCATCTTCCTTTGCTGTATTTAATAGAGCATATTCATATATTAAACACTTGGATATGGAAAACTCAGAGCATATAGAGGCTGTATGGGAATTTAATACTAAGGCACTTTTAAAATCTATAACATTAGCTATTTTGTATTTTGAAACAACAGAAGAATATGAAAGATGTGCTAAGTTACACGCAATAAAAGAAATGAAAAAAGCTCTTGAAAAAGACGTGCCTATGTAAAATCCTCTCCGTAGATTGATAACACGGGTTTTGGGAAAAAAAGGGTATACAAAACGAATTGAAACAAAGGCAACAAAGGGGTTAAGGGACACCCTGTTATTAACAACGATCCCACAATAAATAGATTATGAGAAATAAACAGTTATTCCAAAAAAGATTAGAGCAATTAGATGCTATATTTAATGCTGTAAGAAATGGTATTAATATGAATGCACCAAAAGGTGAAATTAAGAACCAAGTAGATAAAGGTTCTAATATTGTAGCAGAATTAGAAGGTTACGTAGAAAACGAAAATTAATAAAAAATAAAAGTTATGAAATTATCCGCTGAACAGATTCAATCTAATTGGGTTGAGTTTAACACTAACATTGAAACATATATTACTGGAGATCGTAAACAGAAATTACTTGATTTCTACAAAAAATTCGAAGATCGTATTATCCTAATGCCAGCGTCGCATAAGAAAGAATACCATTCAGCATTTCCAGGTGGGTATGTTGATCATGTTAATCGAGTAGTTAAAGCAGCATTATCAATGTCTGCTGTATGGGAAGGTTTTGGATGTGATATGACTACATTTACACAAGAAGAATTAGTATTTGCTGCTATTAACCATGATTTAGGTAAAATGGGAGATGAAGAACATGAATCTTATATCCCTCAGACTGATCAATGGAGACGTGATAAATTAGGTGAAGAGTACATGCACAATAAGAAAATTGCATTTGCTGCTGTTCCAGATCGTGGATTATTTTTACTTCAATCGCATGGGATACAATATACATTCAATGAAATGTTAGCTATCCAGACACATGATGGTTTGTATGATTCAGCCAATGAGAAATACTTAAAATCTTTTATGCCAGAAACAAAACCTCGCACGTCTTTGCCATTTATATTGCATCAAGCTGATATGATGGCCGCACGTATTGAATTTGAGGTTGAATGGTTACCAAAGTTTTCTCAAAATAGCGTGGCTGCGCCAAAAAAGAATTATACATTATCGTCTAACAATAATAAATCTAAGGTGAAATCAAAAGCCTTAGGAGGAATTAAAAGCGAAGGATTAAAAAATATGCTAGATAGTTTATAATGGGTGTAGAATTAATTATTATATCAATATTGGGAGTGCTTGTAGTGATCTTAGGATTTACTACGTGGAATCTCTTATCTAAAACAGAAAAACAAGAAGATGTAATAATTAACTATGACACATTTATCAATGAATATAGTAAACAATTAGACATTGCAGACAAGCGCTTAAAGGAAATAGACGAAAGAGATCTATTTAAAAGTGATGATGAAATTGGTTGGTTTTTTAAAAATTTAAAAGGGTTGCAAAATGACTTATCTAAATTTAAACAGAACCAATAACATTGTATGCAACCACCTATTAGGAAAAGACGGAAGAAGTCTAAGAATTATTTTACACATGACACAGAACTAGCTATTGTTAGATATAATAGCCTTGATTCTATAGAAGATGAAAAATTAAGAAGTAGTATCTATGATAAAGAGATTCACTATCCATTCTTCAAACTAACCCAGAATATTATCCATACTTTTAAGTTTTATCATACGGAAGTTGATAACTTAGAACATTTACAACATGAAATAATTGTTTTCTTACTTTCTAAGATACACTTATTCGATCCAACTAGAGGGGCCAAAGCATATTCTTATTTTGGTACTATAGTTAAGCGTTGGTTAATCTTATATAATACTAAAAATTATAGTAAAAAAATTAAAAAAGTAGATGTTGATGTTTTAATGGGTGATAAATCAACACACACTTATAATTTTGAAGAATCAACAGGGCCCGTAGATGAATTATATAAATACATTGATATATTTGTTGATCATGTTACAGAAAATATTTTTGAATTGTTTCCAAAGAAAAACGATGCTCAAATAGCAGATGCTATACTTGAGTTATTTAGAAAAAGAGAAACAATAGAAGTGTTTAATAAAAAAGCATTATACATATATATTCGTGAAATAGTAGATGTTAAGACCCCAAAAATTACAAAAATAGCAGATAAACTTCACGATATATTTAAAAGTGAATATGTTCATTATTTAGAACATGGTTACGCTAAATTCAAATAATTTTTTGTATCCATATTTATAATAAAACACATTATGGGAGCATTAGACAGCGTTGTATTTGGAAGTAAGAAATTTTCAGATATACTAAGCGAAATTTACGATAATCAAAAGAAAAAGGAAACACAAATCACAGGATTAATTTCCGAATTAAAACCACTTATATCTGATATAGGTGATGCTACTTTAATTGTACCATTAATTAAAGAATACTTAGAAATTGGTGTTCGTAATGATGAGCAACTAATTAAAATGGCAACTATTATCCAACGTGTAGTAAACAATCAAGGAAACGGTGATGTAGA